AATTTTCAAATCTTTGATAAGGCCTTTTACAGCTTCTCTTAGATATTTTTGTACCTTTTGATCTGCGCTGGCTTCCTTTGCCAATTCGAATACCTTACTGCCACCCTTCATATTCATCAGTCCTTCGTAAATCGCTGTTGGATATGCGTTAGGTGCGCTTGGTTGCGCAACTACATCTACTGTGACTATTTCAAAGTCACTTACTCGGCCATCACCATCGCTCACGTTACCGCTACCACGAGATGAAACACCTAATTTTACTCCTGACTCCAGCATCGTTGTTACCAACAATCCCATTGGAGTAGGAAGAATCTTTAATTTACCAAAACCATTAGGACCATCCATCCACATATCTGTAATCATATGTGAAACACGATCTAAATTAATTTTCAAATCATCAGGGTGATCAACTTCGCCTAAGACGCTGTAACCACCCTTGATCTGTTCATTTAGTGTGCCAACGGCTTTTTCAATCTCATTTACAGGATACACACGTTCATTGTGGTTTTTAACGCCACCTTGGATGAATATACCTTTCATGTAAAGATTCTTACCTTTGCCGTCAGCCGTAGCTTCAGTAAGGACTTCCATCCTTGCCGCGTCAAAAGTTAAGTTCTCTTTAAGATAAAATGCCATTATAGTTTCCTAATTATCTTGCTTTAAGTGGGCTAGTTTTATTAACAGCAACACTACCATCATTACCAGCTAGTTTGCCTTCAGAACCTGTACTAGCTTCTTTAGTTTTAAATGCTGTTTTACCTGCATTTGCACCTGGTTTGTTTTGTGGGTTAGCTACTAGTGTACCTTTTGGTTTTTCACCAGCTTGTGGACGATTACCGTCTTGGTTAGCATTGCCGCCTTTAGCAAAAGCTGCTGTGCCGCCCATGTCATTCTTACCAGCTACGATTGATTTAGTATTTTTGCCACCTGATTGTGGAGTTTTAGCACCTGAAGCTGCCATTTTGCCGCTTTCAGATCCTTGGCCAGTATCAGCTACTTTCTCAACGTATTCACGAACGATAGATTCGTCAACATCTTTGTCTTCTTTGTCTTCTTCGTCGTCTTTGTCTTCTTCTTTGTCTTCAGCTTCGTAGAATTCTTCGTTGCCCATTTCTTCTTCGCCGCCCATTTCTTCTGAACCTTCGTCACCGTGGATACCTGGCATTTCGTGTTCTTCGTGTTCTTCACCAGCCATTAATGCATCAAATTCAGCTTTAAGTTCGTCAAGAGCTGATTCTAAGTCGTCAACACGTGCTTCAACGCCTTCTTCACCGTGTTCTTCACCTGGCATTTCTTCAGCATCAAACGCACCAACTTCTTCGTCAGAACCTTCTTCGCCTTCTTCTTCCTCTTCACTGATACCTTCTTCGTCCATTTGAACGTCTTGCACCATATCTTCAACTTGGTTACCACCAACTTCGTCTAGGTCTTCTTCAGCTACTAGGTTTTCGTAAATATCACGTGATTTTTCCACAACGATTTCGTGGAACAATTCGCGAGCTTTGTCTGTCTCATCGTTGATGATGAATTCGACTAATTGTTCGTATTTGTTGTTCATTATGAACTCCTTAAAAATTAATATTAAATCCGGACTAATACTTGAATAGAACTGTATTATGTTTATATATTTACATAATAAATTGGAAAGGGGGGTTAAATGCTATGTTTTTGAATCGTTTTGACAGATAACTACATCATCGGTGCGGCTGCGGCAGGGGCTTTGTATTGGTCTTGCACTGTTTCTAATTTTTTCTCGTGTTCTAACTTACGCACATCATTCATGATACGTAGTCGATTCAGCTGTTTTAGTGTGAGCTTGGTCTTGCGTAGGTCGCTGAGTTTGAGAGTGGTATTATCGTCCTTTTCAGTGCGATAGCCATCAGTTTCTTGTTCAAATACTTCTAGTAGGTTCATATGATTATTTACCAAATATTACAAACCTAGACTACCGCCTGGCGCGGCTGCTGGATTACCTACTGTGTCTGGTTGTCCTGGGCCTGGCTGCCCACCAAGGTCTGCTCCTGGCATGCCTGGTGCTGGTGCTAGATTATCCATGTCTTGCTGTATGCCCGCTGTGCTGACACCCACTGCTCGTAGGCCAGCTTCTGGAGCTTCTGTGTCCTGTACCTTGCCGTTTTCTTCTGCCCATAGTTCATCATTGCGTGTCATTTCTTCTTCGCTGAGATCTAGATAACGTTCAAGCAAGAAACGTTTTGAAAGATAAGGAACTGGTTCTAACTGCACGAATGTATTGATACGCACTTGATCGACTTCTGCTTGGCGGTATTTGGCAAAGTTCTGTGGCTCATTGAATCGTAATTCAAATAGAGCATTGTCGATATTGATGCCTCTCCAGCGCATGAACATCTTAAATTCCATGTCTAGTTTTTCTGCGATTAAAGTCTGTAGGCGCATACAGTATTGGTTAAAGCGCCACTCTTGGATCAACGCCGTTGTAGTCTTACCATCGCTGTAAGTTCTTTCGCTGTCATCATTACCTGTGGGCAAGTAGCTCGACGGGATACGTAGGCCACGGAACATCTTGTTAGTAAAGTAACGTAGGTCAGTGATCTCGCCAAGATTTTGACCGCCCGGAAATACTTCTACTGTACTACCACGGCCATCTGCTGTTGTTGGAAAGAAATAGTCTTCGTTGGTTGATAATGGATTGTATGTAGCATCCATCATGTTTTGTCCGCCACCGGATTGAGTAGGAATCCTGCGCTGATGGATTTCGTTTTTGATACGGTCAACATAGGCCATGGCCAAGTGTGTGGGCATGTTACCCACGTCAATCTTAAAGATCCTGCGCTCTGGAGCACGCTGTATACGATAGATTAGGATAGCATCTTCGAGTAGTTCTTTTTGTTTGAATATCTTGAAGATACTTTCTAATACCGAATTACCAAATGGCCAGTTTAGATCTAGGCCTTCTGTAAGTGATATATGCACTACATGTTCTGCGTCGATCACTGCTTCGTTCTGTGCATGACCAAAACGGCTACCACCGCTGTAAGGACTCTGTGGTTGCACGTAAGCACCGCTGGGTCCACCTACCTGTGGGTGGTTGATGAATGTATCGCTGGAACTCAATGCCGTGGCTGTCAAGTTCATAAAGTTAATATTTAGATCTTTGATAACATACTGCTCTGGTTTCTTACCTTCGGCTTCGTTAACGATGACCTTGGTAACTTTGAACATCTCTGTCCAAAATAATTTAAATGTCTCTGGATCACGCAGGAATACTTGATCGCCGTATTTGATCGTATTGCGGAATAGTTTGAACAAGCGTTTGTTAAGATCATTTAAGCTGACCCATTGTTGTAGCTGTTCACGGATGATCTTAACTTCGTTGTCTGTGGGATCTTCTTTAAAGAATAGATCAAAGCCTGTGCCATTTTCGTTATTAGTCTGTGTGCTGAACTCTGCGATGATGTCTAAGGCCGCGTTTACTTCCGAATCCATGTCCATCTGTTCGTATTGATTGTAGCGTTCTGTGCGATTTGGGTGACCGATGTAGACTTCTGGTAGTTGGCTGGCAAAGTTACGATAACCAGCATCTGGTAGATTATTAACACCATTGCTACCATTGATCGGACTCATTAGTCCACTAACGTTTGGGTTAGCGGTTTTGAAGTATTTTTTCCATGCCATAGTTTATTTTACCTTAGATACTATTTATTAGTATATACTCTTTATTTAACTGAAATCAACCGTTTAACCAATTAATTTTAGTTGGTGTTCATCGCTACTTTACCTAGAAGCCCACTACTAATACCCATTTGTTTAAGCATGTCTGCCATATGCATGGTTTGTTGCGTTGCGGCGTCTCTTATTTGCTGCGTTGCCTCTAATAGCTGTTTGTTTGTAGATGATATCATCTCTTCACTGAACTGACCATTTTCGCCCATAGTTGAATTTCTCATTCCCTCAGCCATCTCGGTATTTTTTTTCGACAGCATAGTAACAGCATTTTCCCAACCCCTGGCTTTATCTGACAGATCTTTAACGAGGTTTGGTTCAAGCACATTGCCGGTGACTTTATCATATGGCATAGACATATCGCCGCCAGGAGTCCAATTTACATCATCTAACGCTGTCCGGAATGGGTTTTTTGCATTTACTAGGAACTTGGTCTGTTCTTCAAACATTTTAGCAAAGTTTTCACGCATCTGGGCCGCATTAATTACTGTGCCTGGGCCAACAACCATCTCAGGACCAGCTTCGCCTACTATACCTACCGTACCAGATGGGATTTTTCCGCCGTCAGCAAACGCTTCATAATCATCTGGTACACCAGCACCAGACAGTTTTCTAAGTGCTCTTTTATAAGCAGGCTCATCAGCTGGTGATTTTGATCCGGCGCCATCGGCTAATCCCATGGCTTTTAATATCGACGAACTAGCCTTGTCAAATGCATTTGCGACTTTTTCAGCATACCAATCTAAATGGCTGTTTAAGAAACCTTCCATGGTCACTTTGAACTCTTGTGATTGATCATAAACCTTGGCCAGATTTTTTGTTGTGTTGTCTGCAAGCTTCATCTGGTCCGTATTGTTTTTGTCCATTTCAGCCACTTGACCTGGTTTAAATCCTCCTTTCTTTGTTACCAGAGCGTCATATACAGCATTCATATTTGTCACTTCTCCTGGTCTTTTTATAAGACCAGCTGGACCGAGGTCACCCATAAATCGTTTTGCATCCGGTATCGCGTTGGCTATAGTATCTGCACTTTTGCTAAATGCATTTTCTACCGTTAATGCTCCATTCTTTGTCCCGTCAGCCATGGCTATTATGGCATCATGGAATGGACCTTGCATAAATCCAGGGACACTTATAGCTAGCCCTCCGAGAGCTTCCATGTATGCCTGCTGTGCGTCTTGTGATTTGTCGCCAAATGATTCTAACGCTGGGAAAACTTTTTGCATGACTTTAATTTCGTTGTCAGAAAGCGTGGCCTGGAGATAGGCATTTTGGCTGGCTTTTCTTGCTCGTTCAGTTACTTCTTTTGCATCTTTACCTGTGAAGTCGGCGATGACTTTCATATTTTTAGCAAGTTCAGCCGTGCCTTGGGCTAGATCTTCCTTGGTCATTTTTTCTAATTTACCATTGGCCGCCATCTGTCCCATATATTGCGCAGCTATTTCTATTTGTTGATCATAGGAGAAACCTAGATTAAACATTTGGTCACGCAGCGATGGTAAACCGCCTGGACCTTTTTTCGTTAGTTGACCTAGATTTTTAGCCAGTGCTTTTGTGGCATCGGCACCTGACACCCCCAATAGATTTAAATCCGCTTTGCTTTTGGTTATGGCTTTTGCAAAGTCAACGATACCCACTCTTGCTTCAGCAGCCGCTGCCTGCATGTCATTTAAGCCACCGCTAAAACCAATACCAGTTTTAGT